CCCGAACTCCTTGTCGAGAAAAACAATGATTTGGTCGTCACCACACATGGCCCGGCCGCCGTTTGCACAGGCGGTGTCGAACCAAGCTCCAAGGTTTCTTGCAGTGGTTGCTGTAGCGTAGAAAACACCACTTTCTGAATCCCAGCAAAACATGCTCTTAAGCGCGTTGGCCACGCTGAACATCCAGGGTCCAAAAATAACGTTCCACCAATGAGACCCTCCAGTAATGCACCTGGGATCAAAGTCGACACGTTTAAAGATTTTTTCTACTTTACTAAATGCTTCCCTCTTGAGAATGTCGTAGAGCGTCGGTGCTGCTGCAGACTTGAGATCCTGGTCAGCCGCAACGTGTTGCTCACGTCGGGCACCGGGGAACCTGTCATTCCAGTCAGAAAACGATGCGTACTTCACCTCCGGCATGGGTCGTGTCATGAATTCCTTCAAGTACTCTTCTGCGAATTCCGTGAAGGCCCGTTCATCGGGCATGGGCACAACCGCACACTGGCGATTTGAGGCTGCAATCAGCATGTTGGCCTGGCAAGATCGGGCTACCAATGGAATGGCGTCTCCGAATACTATACCAGTGGCGTACAGCTTGGGTGCGTCGTCGTTTAGATCATCCAAGACCTGCTTCACGACAACTTTACACCCTTCTGCACTCTCCTTCAATTTCTTTGAACTCGTGTACCCGGGCAGGCCGAAAGAGCAGCCGCCGACAGTCAAAGGTAGCGGACCAGTCCACGCGATGGGCGTGAATGGGTCAGCTCGATAGAGCCCCTCGACTGGGCACACGATGGTAGACGACCTTGCAGATTGAACCATGCAAAGCACCGCTAAGGCGAAGAATGCCATCCGAAACGGAACGCTCACTGCACCGTATCCGAAATGCCAAGTGACAATCCGGACGGCCTTGGTGGCGTCGAAAAAGTTGATTTTGGGAATCCAAACGCTCAACTGCAGCCAATTGGTAACGTTGAGCAAAGTGGGCGAAACAGTGAACCAGGGCGTCGGGATTGCCTCCACAACGTCATCCCAGCTCATCTGTGCCCAAGGCACCACGCTGAGAGCCCAAGCCAGGATTGACGCAAAAAGCCACCAACTACCTGAAATGAAGCCCCCCGAGGGACTGCCTTGGCGCATCGCCGAATGCTCCGCATCAACTGACCTGCGGTTGCGCCGGCACCAATTGAAACAGGTGCCTGACTTCT